TGATCTCTTCCATGATCTCATTCTGGCGGGTCATCTTCTCGAGCACCGGGTTCGCCCCGACGCCGACGACCGCGCCGAAGCCTTCCGGGCCTTTGAAGGAGCCGGCCTTCTTGTCGGCCTCCTTCTCGTCAAAGATTGGCTTGAACTTCTTCCCCTCTTCGGAGTTCAGGAAGGCCTCCAGGGCTTGCTTCTGGAACTCAGGCAGACGGGGCATCATGTCAATCAGCGCCGCGGCTCCGCCTTCTTCTTGGGTCGGGCCCATGCCGGCCGCGATACGCTGCGCGATGCCAAAACCTTCCGGGGTTTTCAAGAACTCGCGGGCCATCTCTACGCGGCCAGCGCGGACTAGCGCCATCTCTTCTTCCCTGGCCTTCTTGGCTTTATAGAATTGGGCCATCTTGCTCTCGTCAGAGTTCGCATAGACGGTCTCGCCCTTGGCGATAAGGTCGAGGCCGTCCTTCGCGTCTTGCTTGGCCTTGGCGATGGCTCCACTGATGAACGAAATAGCGCCTTGAAGGAGAACCATCGGGGCGGTGAAGCCGAGGAAGATGTCCTTGAACGCGGTCGAGAACTTCTTCTGGATGTCTTCGACTTGCTTGGAAAACGAAACGACGGCGCTCTTCGACTTCTCCATCGCCTGGGGGACGTCGGAAGTCGTCTTGATGTTTACGGTCAGGTCTTGGGCCATATGCTCTTTACCCTGCTGGATTGGCAACGGCCTTGGCGGCCTCGGCCTCGCGCTTCAGCTCTGACTCGATATAGGCCTCTTCCTCCGGGGACATGATCGCCACGTCGACGCCCTTGCGCATGGCGAAGGCAGCGTTCAACCAAATCGCCTGACACTCGGGCATTTCCCAAGCTTGCTTGTAAGGCACGCCGTTCGCGACAAGGTTCGCGATAACCATCATCGGCCAGGGCATGCTACTTGTGCCGCCGCTCTTCTTGCCGTCTTGCTCCCAGAACTTCGGCCAGTTGTCGACCATGATGTAGCCGGCGAAGGCCTGGAGCAGCATCTCAAACTTGGCCGGGTTCTCATTCAGCCTATTCAGCCGCAAGCGGTCGAGGACTCCGACCTCTCCGAGCGGTTCCTCGGCGCAGACCTGACAGGCGAAGAGCAAGTCCGCAGAGCTGACTTCCTTTCCAGGAGTGACCAGCGGGGAGTCGAACGCATGCAGACGCACCCGGTACTTTAAGCACCAGGGGTAAAGCGAACGACCCAGCAGCCGAAAGGGCGCCGGGTCGACTTGGCTATTCAGGAAGCGACGATCCACTCCCTTGAGACTACGCCCCTTGCGGGGGTGTCAATTAGTAGGTCGAGATACCTTCAAAGGACTCAGCAGTCACGGAGACAGTGACAAATCCTTTCGAGGAACCGCGGTCGTCTACTTTCGTCACGACCCCGGTGAAGCTGACCGAAGCGCTGCCGCCCGGGTAAGCCGAGGCGGTCTTAGCGGTGAAGGAGAAAGATGCGCCGAGCTGCGGGACGCTGGTGGCCTTAGCCACGCCGTCGACGGTGATCTCGGAGCGGCGGTCGTCATAACGAGCGGTGCGGGTCACGCCCTGTTCATCGACCACCATGCCGGTGTTGTTGAAGCCGGAGCTGACCGAGTACCCTTGCACGTACAAAGAGGCCACTTGACCGAGGCCAATGCCATACAAACATACGACGCCTTCGTTTACTTCGCTCATCTTACTCCTGCCCTAATTGGCAACCTTACTCGGGGTTAAGACAAGTCAGGATGTCGAAGGCGAAAGAGGTCGCCCAGGAGCGCTCGTCGATGCCCTCGTCTTCCGATCGGTAGGTCACGTCATAGCAGAGCGCATCGCCCCCGGTAGCGAAGGCAGCCTGAATCAGACCGACCGACTTCATGCAGTCCGACAGGGCGGCGCAGCGTTCGCGGTGAACGGCCAAGGTCGTGTCGTCGGCGTTCGAGAAAAGGGTGACGCGGACGGAGCAATCGTAATTGCCGAGGCCTTCCTGAAGGTCGCCAGGAGCCCGGGCGGAGTCGCAGAGCACGACGGCCTTGGGCAAGGTCTGGGTCGCGGCGCTGTCCCCGGTCAGGATGACCACGCCGGCGAGGCCAGCCTGAGACGTGAGGTAGGTCGCGAGCGTTCCCTCGACGATGTGGCGAATGGATTTGGTGAAGGGCATGTTATTTGCGGTTAAACTTGTTGATAGGTTTGTTCATGCGGTAACGGATCATGGCGGGCATCTGCTTGACGCGGTTGCCGTAGACGAGGCCGAGCGTGTCGGCCTTGTCGGCGATGCCGTTAATGTTGCCTAGCAAGTTGGTCACGGAGGCTTCGGCGACCTTGTCGGTGAAGTTGGTCTTATTGTTCCCAGGTACTCCCGTATGCAAGGTAATCCAAGTGGCCGAACGGAGCTTGGCCCCGGGCTCGCCCTGCTGGCCGTTCATATCCTTAGGGCGGGGGAGACTGGCAAGCGCCTTGGCCCAGCCGGACTTGATGGCCCCGACCATGCGCTGACGGCGCTCGATGTATTCCTGTAACTCCGACTTGTCCTGGACGAGCAGTTTGACCGTGACGGGTCGACGGCCCTTAGGGATGCGTCCCCCGAAGCGCCCTTTCGCCTGGTCGTGGATTGTCCGCAGATCACGGACAAATCCCTGCGTGCCGTACTCGCTCTTAATGGGGTTTGCCCGGTTAAGGAAGTTCTTGGCCTTGGCGAAGGCCCGCTGCTTGTCGGCGTCCGCGGCAATCTTGGCGAGCACGCTGCGCTGGCCGAGCATACCCTGCAATTTGCCGCCTTCGGTCAGCCGCGAGAACGTGCCGAAGTCGCCGGCCTTGACCGCGAAGGCGAGCTGATTGACGATGTTACCAGCCACGCCTTTGGCCGACGAGTCGTTAGCGGCCACGAAAATCTTTGAGATGTCCCCGGCGACCGCCCCGAGACCGGTACGTTTGGCCGCAGGGGTTAGGCCTCCGCCGCCGGCAGGGAGCATCGGAGGGGTGAAGATGGCCGCGTCCTGACAGGCGAGCATGGCCTGTTCCAGCACGGCGTCGCGCATGGTGATCTTCGTCCCAGCTGCGAACTGACGACAGGCCTCCACGAACTCCGCAAGGGACTTCGGCTCGATGGAGACCTTGGCGGGCATTACTGGTTGTCGTCGATGACGACGAGCGTGACCCATGCCGACCCGGGCTTGTAGGTCTGGGTCGTGACGCGGACGTTCTTCCCGCCGGCCACGATCTTCTTGCCCTGGGCTAGGGACGGGATGGGGGAGCCTGACACGATGATGGCGCTGGATGCCCCGATAGACCCGTCTGGGAGGCTCCAGGAGGCCGTTGCAGCGGGGAGCCTGACAGAGTATTGGGTTCGCTCCATATAGCCCCCGGGCTCGAGCACGGTCTGCACGGCGGGGTCGGAGATGAGACACTTGAATGTAATCGCTCCAGAGTTCGCCGACCCGGCCACGCCGAAGTCCGCGATCATCTCCTTCGCATCGGGGAGGAACTCAGCGTACAAACTCATAACCCTGCGGAGATTGGCAAAGGGGCACAAAAAAGGGGCCCCTTGCGGAGCCCCTTCGTTTCCGATGTCGGCCGCTATTAGGCGGTGACGTAACGGACGAGGGAGGTGGAGCGACCCTTCGCGGCGCCGACCAGGATCTGGGCGATGCAGCGGATGTTGCCCGTCTCGGCCTGACCGACGAGAACCTGGACGGAGAGACCAGACTCAGCGGTGGCGACGCTGGCGTTGAAGCCGGCGATTTCAGCCATCGGGACACCCGTGGCGACGAGGAGGGAGTCAGGGCCCATGGCGACACCAGCGAGGTTTTCGCCGTTGGCAGGGATCTGGTTCCACTGGTAGATGTCCATGCCGGCGACCTGACCGACGTTGCCGGTGGTCACGACGGTGTTGGCGCTCGGGTTGAGGGAGCTGACGAGCGAGGAGTCGTTACGGAGAGCCTTAAGGTAGCCGTTGCCGAGGAGGAACGAGCGGGGCTGGCCGGCCTTGGCGGTGTCGAGGAGGAACTGAGCCTGGGTCACGTCGTCGTAGCCGAAGTTGGCGACGGTGACGGTTTCCTGAGTGGCGAAGTTGGCGGCGGTGAAGACGCTGCCGATCTCGTCCCAGCACTTGTCGACGATGGCCTGAGCGGCGGTCTTCGCGTAAGCGTTGATGAGGTACTGCATGCCGTACTCCTGGATGTCGAGGGGCGAGAACTCGTCGACATACTTGAAGTGCTTCAGGGTGACCGAGCTGGACGTCATGGTTGCGCCATCGACGTCGGACAGGTTGTTGGTCGCCTTATTATATTCCGAGGCCGTTCCGCTGCCCATGATCGGGACGAAAACGGTCTTGCCCGCGCGGCCGACGGAGGCCGAGAGGTTGACGGAAACGTTGTTGAGGATGGGCAGCTTGCCGGCGACGGTCTGGACGATGTAGTCAGACAGGATAGCCGGAGCGGTAGGGAGGACAGTAGCCATAGTAGTGTGTTAGGGAGTGAGGGTTAGAGGGAAATGAGAGCGGCCTTGTGCGCGTTGAAGAACGCGATGCGGGCCTGACCAGCGGGAAGGGCGAGGTAAGCGGCCTTGATGTCGGCGTTGCTCATCTTCGCGGGCGAGTCGCCCTTCGGAAGTTCGACCGGCTCAGTGCCGAAGGAGGCCACGATCTTCGCGGCTTCCTTGCTGGCGGTGGCCTTGCCGGCTTCCAGCTCGTCGACCTTGGCCTTCAGTTCGGAGGCTTCCTTGGCGGAGGCTTCCAGGGCGGCGGTCAGTTCGGCGAGCTTGACGTCCTTCGACGCGGCTTCGACCTTGAGGGCTTCGGCTTCGGAGGAAGCGCCGACGGTGAGTTTCTCCACGGTGGCGCGGAGGTCGTCGCGTTCAGCGGTGAGACCGGCGAGCGAGGCCGCGGCCTTAACGAGCTGTTCTTCGATGGTCATGTTAACCCTGCGGGAATTGGCAACTCGGGCGGAGGGGGCGACTTCTTCCTCGACCTCGTCTTCGACCTCTTCCTCTTCGTCCACGACCTCGGGCACGTCCTCGGGCGCCATGACTTCGACGCCCAGGGCGGCGACAGCCTCGCGGGTGTCCGGGCGGTTGTCGATAAACAGGTCGACCACGCGGCCGGCATCGAGTTCGGCCTTGATGACCTTCGACTTGAAGGCCGGGGCTTCTTCGCCCGAGTCGTTCATGATCAGGCCATCGTACTCAAAGCCGATCGCGGAGAGGTCAGCCACGGTCTTCTCGCGGTCGGACTCCGGGCGGTTGGTCAGGACGACCACCTCTTCGGCGGTCTCGTCGATGAACTTGACGACCTTCTCGACGGGCTGGCCGTCTTTCAGGATGGTGTCGTCGATGTCGGTGAAGATGCGGGGCATAGGATTAGAAAGATGCGAGGGCTTTGGAGAATGAGTCGGCTAGGCCGGTGACGAGGCCCTGGGCGGCGGCTTGCTTGCCCGAGAAGACCTGACCGCGAAGGGCGGAGTCGGCGACCATCTTGCGCTTGGCATGGATGGCGGCCTTGAAGTCTTCATGGATCTCGTCGACGGTGGCCTGGAGGTCGGCCATCTGCTCGTCGGAGAGGGACGTGCCCTCGATGCCCGCGCCCTTGAGGGGAGAGCCGGTCGACTTGATGACGACCATACGGACGCCGGACGCCTCGTAGAGTTTGCTCATGTCGGGGATCGCCATGTAGACGCCCACGGAACCTACGGTCGCCGAGCTCGATGCCACCACTCGATCCGCCTGACTCCCTAGCCAGTATGCGGCCGAGGCCATTTCTGAATCGGTGTAGGCCATGGTCGGCTTGCCGAGGTCGCGGATCTTGTTCGCGAGTTCCTCGACGCCGGTGACCGTGCCGCCAGGGGATGAGATGTTGAAAGCAATCTTCTCGACCGCAGGGTCGGCCGCCATCGCGTCGAGCGTGGCAGATAGGTCGTTAACGTCGACCGCGCCCATCATCTTCTCGAGAGGGGACAGACCCTTGCCGATAACGCCGGCGATCGGGATGACGCCCACGCCGTCGACGACGTAGGGAGCCGGGGCGACTCCGAAGAGCTGCGCGAGCATGTCAGTGAAGCCGAACTTCTCGGCGAGGACAGCGTGGTCTTTCGCCTTGGTCGGGTCGATGAGGAGGGGCTCGCGGCCCGACAATCCGTTGGTAAGGAAGCGCATGTTATTTCTTTTCGTTAAGGGATGTTCCGGGCAGAGGCTCGGCGGTGTCGACCTGGGCGACCGTGCCGAGCGGGGTGTTCGACGGACGGAAGAGCAGTTCAAACGGGATGCCGTACTGCTTCGCAAGGTTCTGGATGTGGGCCATGTCGGCCGCACGCTTCTCCATCTCGGATCGGAAGTCTAGGCCGCGCTGGCCGTAGAGCTCAGACATAGACATAAGACCCATCTCGATGTCGGCCCGGTCATTCGCGGCCTCGCGGCCAGCGTCGACGGTCACGCTTTTCGGGGTCGTCCAGGAGGCAGACCACCAGCGGGGGTCGTCAGGAATCTCGCCCTTGGCGATGCCGTCGGCGATGATATACTCATACGTAGGCTGACAGAAGCGCTCGATGATGATGTTCTGATACTTGCCGAAGACGCGGGCGGCCTTGGCGGTGACCAGGCGAACGGCTGCGCCGCCGGCGGAGTTCGGGTCTTTCACGAACTCGTAAGGCAGGATTGAGCAGATGTCCTTCTCCAGCGCCGCGAGGAATCCGACGAAGGTCGAGTTCGGGCGCTTGCTCTCGAAACTTTCGAAGCGGTCAGAGCTCTCCAGGACAACGGCCTTGCCGCCCATCTGGCTGGCGATGTTTTCGGCGGAGTTATGGTTCGACGAGATCTCAGACGCTGCCTCTTCATCGAGGAAGCCAGAGCCCTTGAAAATCACACGGGTCACGTCCCCGTTATCGCGGACTGCCCTGCGTTCGAGGTCGAGCAGTTCCTTGACATCCTGAATCGCGCAGAGCGCAGACTGTAGGGTTGGGACGCCGCGGGAACCCGATGCCGTCTCCATGTCGACTATATGCATGACCGACTGAGCCTCGACCTTGCGAGAGCCGCCGTCGGCCTTGTATACGTTGTAATAGGTCGGCTCGTTATACTTGCCGAAGCCGATGCCGTCCCAGCAATCCGAAGGGGTGTCGCGGTCGGTCGGATCGCCCACGCGGTGGGCCTCGATGATCTGCGTCTTGGCCTCGCCGTTTAGGTCGGCCTTTAGGGAGAAGGCATCGCCGTCGCGGAACATCGCCCGGGTAAGGATGGCCTGAGACTGGAAGAAGGACTTGCCGGAGACGTCCAGGTTCTTCGCCTTCATCGCGAAGTATTCTTCGTGTAGGCGGGCCGTCTCGGGGTTCTCGGCATGAGACTGCCATTTGATGCCGTCGCCGACGACGTAGATGCAAAGGTCGTTCAGAATCTGACGGAAGAGCGAGGACTCCCGCTCCGCCCATCGGCATTTCTTGACCATCTCGTTGCGATCCCAGGGCGAGAGGTCGCGGCGCATGTCGTCCGGCTGCGGAGCGTAGATGACGCGCCGAGCGTAGGTCTGGACAGTGCTGCCCCACTGGTTGCCGCTGTACTGATTGTTGAAGGTCGCCCCGTTCGACGCGGCCGACGCCTTAGGCGACGACGTGCTTCCCTTTTTCTTCGGGAGTTTGACGGAGGCTTTCTTGCGGGGGGCCATAAGTTATTCGTAGCGGTTGTCCCACCGCGTGTAAATCATCGTCGCACGGCGACCATACTTGCCCGGGTCGAGACGGCTCAGGGCGAACATGGCCTCGTTAAGCATCTCCTTCGGGGGAAGGCTGAACTGTTTCGTCGCGGAAGACCCGGAGTCACTGTAACTCATGAGGGTCTTCCCGTCCATAATCAGGGACAGAGCCTTCGACTTGAGGTCGAGCAACTCGCATTCCGTCAAGCCGATGAAGATGCCTTGCGCCATTTGTCCTGCGTTAATTGGCAACGGAAGGGGCGGCGACGCCCATGTCCACGCCACAAGCTCTTCTTCTTGCAACCCATAGACGCCGCCGCTTGCCAGAAGTGTCGTCATTCAGTCGGGGAAGGCAAGGAGGTTTCCGTACTCTCCCGCCCGACGATGCCCCAACGCACGGCGACCAGGAGGCCGAGCAGCTCACAGTCGAACGCGTGATTATCCTTCTTACCCTGAGGGAGCAGCCACTGGGGCTTACCCGTTCGCCTGTCCTTCACGCGCACCTCGGCATTCATCTGGTCGACGTAGTCCTGCCCCGCGTCGAGGGAGTAGGAGAAGACCTTGCGGGAGCGGAGGCCGTGCAGGAGGTCTTTGCCGGCGAGGTTCGACCAGACGATCAGGACGGCCCGCGTCTGGAGACCGGGAACCATGATCGCCTGTTTATCCGAATAAA